GAGGGCCTACCCAATTACTGATTACAACCGTTACAAGCGTTACAACCGTTACAACCATTACATGCTTAGCCTGACCATGAGCTAGTGCTAACAGGATTGCATGCTTCCCAATAACTCTCAGGGGAATACTAGCTCTGCGTTATCAATATCAGCCCGGCGACGCAGGAGCCACAAAGTCAACGCAGCTACACCTGCTCTACATTCAGTTCTATCATCAACACCAGCTCTGCGCATGCCGGAAGGGAAGTGCAAACACGCAGGGAGTGAACACTTCAGAGGGAAGTGCAAACACTGTAGCAACTTGGCTGCACGGCAGTGCTTGCTTCGCTCTCGCTGCTTACACAATTCGTGCTTGTTAATACTCTGCAAGGGGCATAGATGGGAATCGCTACGGGCGCTCGCGCTCTGCTATCTCTACGCTTGCAGTTGCCCCGACAGTGTAGCCCCGACATAGCTATGCATTCCAGCTATCTTCGCTATTAACAATCCTACCAATCAGCAAGCTATCTAAACACTGTGGCAACCTAGCCTGCGGCAGCCCAGAAAGGCTGGCTACGTTGCAATTGAGAATCATTCGCAGCCCGCGTGGCCAGATCACTACGTTCAATAACTAGTATCCTCACCCACATCATTAGCTCAGTTCCTTCGCTGCAATCGTGGATTCGTCGGAGTGGCCCCGTCATGCCTTGCAAGCATCTCTGCAAGAACAAGCAGACCCAGGATGCATAGCATTGCAAGGCGGCGCCACAGTAGTTACCAGTCAGCTGCGATCACTAGGTTTACATCAGGGCTCTGCCCCGATACCCCGGAACCCATTGGTATCACTACTAAGTGACCATCAAGCAAAGGTGATACTGCTCATCCTTAGCTTCGCTATTCGCTCGCACGGAATCGTAAATACCAACAGCCGCCTATCAAGAGGGCAGTGTCGGCTAGCTTTACAGTAGCTGTCAGCTATTCTTACACATGACACTATTGTCATACGTAGTGACATTCTTGTTAGTATAGTGACGCTATTGTCACTCACAGCCCCGCCAGTGTGTATCAGCACCGCATGCACTGCTAACCTGTTGATTCCATTGAAGAATTTAGCTGGTTGCTTGCCGTGGCTTGGCATGCTCCATGCATGTATATAAGTGCCGCAATCCTGCGCGCATCCCGCCCGCAACGGGCACCACTTAGGAGTTAGTTACTATGACCACAGCTACCATTTCCGCTACCGCAGCCAGCACCTTGACTGCTGACCTGTTGCAAGAAGTACAGATTATTTCCACGCCAGCAACGGCAACGCCCGCTGACAGCATCACGATTGCTTGGAGCCGCCGCTCGACTGCTGCTAACCCAGTGGCAGCAACCGAACGCTATCGCGCCGTGACTCTGCATCGTGCAGTCCTGCAACTGCCTGACGGTGCCACGACCAGCAAGTTCTCCAACTTACTGCAAGAGACCATAAACAAGCTAGCAGCAGATAAGTTTCAGGCATGGATAGCAGATGGCCGCATGCTGGAAACGAAGATGCCGCAGCATGTTCTGGCGCTGGACAACGTGTTGGCATTTTGGGCAGAAGAGAAGCAACGCGCAACCATCGACGGTGACAAGATCAAGGCATGGCTTGCCGAGTGTGCCACCGTCAAGGCTTTGGCTCCAGCAGCAGCAGCCGTATGGAATCGCCAGATTCCGAAGATCGCTAGCCCGGGGTATCGTAACGTCTTCACCAAGGAACAAGCGGCAACCATCATCAGCAAGCTGGCCACAGAAGATGCAGATCATCCTATCGCTGTATTCGTTGCCACCCGCTGTAACGCAATCATCAATGAAGAGTCGCAGGAAGATGCATTCTAAGCCCGCGCAATCAACGCAACTCTAGGAGCGAAAGCCATGGCAATTCATGCATCAGTTTGGTTTCAAAGCATCGCTATAGGGGAAGTGTTCGGCGACGCTGGAGAATGGATAAAACGTAGTACACGAACCGCGTACCACGTCGAGAGTAAACGCACATTCTATTTCCGCAGACTTGAGCTAGTGCGAAAGTTTGTACTTGCTAATCAATCATCTCATAAGGGAAAACCATGAAGCACGACGCGCATTATTGGGCATGGGTCTATCACACTTGCCCTTATGCCCGCTTGCCTTACATCAAGCAAGCGTGCCATTTCTGCAACAACCTCACACGTTGTCACTACTAGGGGAACAATATGTTTAATTGCATCATTCTCCGCCACAATAAGGACGTGATAGGCGTATTCAAATCCATAGAGATGGCTGAATACACACGCGACTTGTGGAAGCAAGTGCCTGCGATGGACCAGAACAATTGGTTCTGCGATTGGGCATACATAGCTAACCTGCCATTCTAGGAGAACAATATGTATTCCGTCACTTGGATAAGCCCGGACAACCGTTTGCATAGCATCGCTACGCCGAACGCTGAAGCTGCGCACGAATTGCGTGCAATCCTTCCGCGTGCGCGCTTGTGGTACACCGCCCGCAAGCATGAACCCATGCTGCTAGCGTAAGTAGAGTGCACCATGAACCCCGAACGCAAGTTGACAGTTGCACTATGCCACAAAGCCCGTAGCCAGTATTGGGAAGGCCAGTGCGAGTTACTGGACACACCGCAGAAGATGCGCAACCGCCACAAGGTATGGAGCGTAAACCCGCATTGGAAGCTAGCAAACGAGCTAGATGCAAGGCTACGGCCTATTCCTATCAAACTGTAAGCTAGCATCCACTGCAGGCCCGGGCTACTGTATATCCGTACAGTACCGGGCCAAAATTTTTCGCGCTCGCTTCGCTCGCAAGCCAGATCGCTACGCTCATGAACTTAACAGCCAACAACCACGAAGTATCAGCTCGCTACGCATCGCTTGATAACTGCAGGTGTGCAAAGATCCCTGGGCGCAACCCTCACTCCTGCTACTACGAGCGCTGCAAACTGCAGCATTGCGTGCATTCTTGGTGGAAATTGCATCGGTACGCGCGAGCATGGGCAGTAATCAGTGCACTGCGTGCAGGAATGGTAGCACTGCGTGCTGCAATGCTCGCTTCGCCTCGCACTGCGTGGTACTCCCTCGCTAGCGCTTGGTCGCAACATGCAACCCCGGGGAGGGTGGAGGGCCTTTTTGGTAGCCAGATGCGTTGTTAATCTAAGGACCCTACCACCAATTTCTAAATTTTTCACAACTTCACCCATCCTCACTAGTACTGGCTTCTGCATACCTAACCATATTGGCTGCCAGCGAGCATCCGTGAGATGATGCTAGCAGTGGGTCGGTACCCTGCCCTTTGTTGCTGGTACTTTCTTTGCTGCGTCCGGAAATGCGTAGGTACCGGGCGGCACAGCTGGAACTAGGAGAAATGCATGAAGGAACGAATCATCGAGATGCTGGGGCGAGGAATCACTGCCTCGCAAGTTGCCATGGCTGTTGGCTGTGACGACTCGTACATTTCGCAACTGATGGCGGATGAGAACATTGCCGAGCAAGTGCAGAAGCAGAAAGCAGAACACTTCGCTGGCTACATGGATCAAGACGCCCGTGCCGACGCAGCGGAGAAGCTGGCACTGGATCGCATGATCACACTCATTCCATTCGTGACGAAACCAGCGGAAGCAGCGCGGGTCTACAGCGTTCTCAATGCTGCGAAGCGTCGCACCGCCGAGAACGTGAGCGCAGCTGTGCCGGTAGCGCAAACTGTGCAACTGGACTTGCCTGAAGCTAGCCGCGTTCGCTTCACAATGACGCACGACCGGCAAGTTATAGAAATCGAGGGCCGTTCCCTCGCAACGATGCCAGCAAAGAGTCTGGCAGCTCGCTTGGAGCAACGGAATGCGGCACGGCTTCTCAGTACCGACGTGCCATCGCGGCTTGGTCAGTTCAATGCCTCCCAGCAACGCATACAAGAAGTAGACTCTCGGCTTGCACCTACCAAAGCATCGCTGCCGCTTTCTGCGCAGCTTTGAGTCTAAACACTTCACTGGGGAATTATCATGTCTTTGTTTGATTTCAATACGTCGCAAGGTTACAACTACGGGCTGCCTGAGCAGCTGGAAGCCGGTGTCATTAATCTGCTAAAAGCTGCAGGAGTAGTGTCAACGCAGGTTGATCCCATTACCGGAGCCCGATCCCTGGTGTCAGGGGCTGGGACATCGCTCAACACCGCCGCCGAGCTGATCAGCGCCACCCCCGCGCTGGCCACGGGTGGTGTCAAGACGATGACAGCCATCGTGCGAAATGCGAGCGGCGAGCTGTTGACCAACGCTCCCTGTGCGATCCGCGTCAATCTGCCCGATGGCTGGGCGCCTGCTGTGACCTGCATGCGTGTCCGCGATGCGGCTGGCACCTACGTTCCGTGGCAGTGGGAGCCGCAGCGGCACGCCCGCACGGACGCGGACATCAGCACGCACGCCAGCACGAACATCAAAGCTGGCATGTGCTGGGTGCTGGTGCCGTCGCTCGCAGCCGGGGCCGAGGCCACGTATACCGTGGAGGTGTGGCCGACCGCGCAGACGCAGAGCTTTACGGCTGCGATCGCCAAGAGTGCACCGGACGGCAGCACGGATCAATACGACCACGCTGACTGGCAAGCGAAATTCGTCGCCGGAACGTCGTGGAACCTGAAGAATTTCACCCGCAAGGCTACGTCTTTCGACTTCTTCAGCGCATCTGATGCAGGGGTGGACGCTGCTTTCAAGCCGACGAATGCCGGAGCGGCGGAATACGTGGGCCTGACTGCGGGCGCGAAGAGCCAGACCAGCACAGCACACGGCGAGCGGGACGCCTCGACATTTGGCTATGGCGTCGTCTACTGCTGGTATTACGCGCGATCTGTGGGCGTCACGCAGGCCAATATGCAGCACGAGCAGTGGTATCGGCTCTATGCGAACGGCATGATTGAGGTCAAGTCAATTCACAAGGCTCTGGCCGGCATCACGACCAGCGACCTCAAGCTTTTTTTCTCGGCGATCAAGCCCAACGCATCGGGCGGCACGCATGTCGGATCAAACGTGGACCTTTACGTTGCGTCTGACTACGGAAGCGGCAACCGGCTGCTTTTCGGGTATCGCAGTTTCAAAACTCAATCCGATGAGGATGGCACGTTCACTGGCGGCGTTTTCCCGGGTGGCAGCAGCTACTACACGGCATCCCCTGTTCGTCTGCGAGCGGGCGCCAACGCCGACAACTATGCGCTCCCGAGTGGCGCGGAGCGGCGTGAGTACATGTACATCATGCTGGGCAGCTCGGACCCAGCCGCTGACCTGCGGCGCGTGTGGAATCCGCTGATGACGACAGCCGCGAAGCGCAGCACGGTGCGCGAGCAGTTGCAGCGCTTCGGTGTACAAGCGCGCAGCTTCTTGGAGCGTTACAGCACCTACAGCAGCGCCGACAGCGGCGGCGACCGTGGGGCGCTGCTGCCTACTGCTTGGGCAGCGTATGCGCGGTCCGGGGGTGGTGATCAGTGGGCGCTAGTGCCAGCGCGGTTGCAAGCGTGGCTCAACTACACATCTCGCGGACCTGCTGATAGTGGACTCGGGGCGAGGCTGTTCGCCAACTACAAGGCCGCCACGGCGGCGTCGGGGTGGGAATGGGTGGGCCGCGATGGGACTGCGTTGTACTTGCTGTACCTGGAGGCCATCCGCCGCAATGACGGTGCGGTGCAGGCGACGTGCTCCGCGATCCTGCGAGGACTGGCAGACCATGCAGTGCTGTCGGAGGCGGACAACGGCAGCACCGGGCGGATCGTCCTAAATTACACGGACAGCCCATCCGTCGAAAACCCGAATGCGACCGCCGAGGCGGCGATCTGCCTTGCGGCAGCGGCAGCTACGGGCTACGCGCCCGCTGCTGCTGCTGCTGCCCTGGCTCGCATCTGGGCGGCTCTGAACGCAACGTTCTATTTTCGCAACTGGGTGCCGTATCTGTTCGTGAGCGGGTCCAGTGCGAACGGCGTGATCCAGTCGCAGAGCCTGAGCTATTTCCACCGTGTGACACTGGCGCTGTACCTCGTGCCACTGCTGCAGCCGCAGTACACCACAACGGTGGATTCCGGGTATTGCCTGATCGCAGACACGAACGCCCAGGGCCAAGCCGACGAGCATCGCGATAACTACAATTTTTCTCGCCGGGGCAGCGGCGCAACGCTGCTGCACTTCGCCGCGAACCTCGCGATGTACGGCAATGTGAGCGACATCGAGCAGGCTATCCAGATCCTCACCCACGTCAACGAGCAAGCCGGTAGCGACCCGAGCCCGATGCCCATCGACGGATGGCTGAACAACACCGCCCGCTCTGTCGGCGATGCACTGTGCGGTGCGCTGATGTTGCAGCCCCTGCAGCGCCTGGCCGGCTGATATTCCATCCCCTGCCGGTACGCATAGAAATTTGAACCAACACCATGGGTGATACCAGCGTAGTAGGAGCAGACCGGGATCAAGCTATTGCTGCGGCGAAGCTTGATCTCAACTTCTTGGCTGCTCTGTGTATTCCTGACGTATATCGGTTTCCGTTCCCGATAATGTTCCTGGCCGTATGGCAGATGCTTACGGACTCGGCAGTTAAACAGATTGGTCAGGACCGGTTAGCTATTGGCTTGCCTCGGGGCTTCGGTAAAACCATCTTGCTGAAGCTCTTCGTAGTATGGGCCATTCTTTTCACGGACCGTCGCTTCATTGTTATAGTTTGCAATACTGCGCCCCTTGCAGAGAACTTCCTTAGTGACGTAGCGGATATTCTTTCCTCACCGAATATACTAAGACTCTTCGGAGACTGGCGGCTGTCGCAAACGCAGGATCGCTTGGATCTCAAAAAGTTTAGCTTCAGAGGCCGTGCCATTACCCTCGCAGCAATGGGCTCGCAATCTTCGCTGCGGGGTCTTAACATTAAGTTCGTACGGCCCGACATGTTCGTAATGGACGACATGCAATCACGGGAAGAAGCTGAGAGCATTGTCGAAGCTGACAAGATTCTGAACTGGATGCTTGCAACGCTGATGAAGGCGAATGACAAGCAGCGTTGCCAGTTCATCTTCCTTGGCAACATGTATCCGTTCGAAGGAAGCATCCTCAAGAAAATTAAAGTCAACGCAGCCTGGACTACGTTCATCTGCGGTGCCATTCTCGAAGATGGCGAAAGCATCTGGCCGGAACTGCGTAGCGTTGAAGACATTCTGGACGAGCTGGAGAATGACACCAGCATGGGAAAGCCTGAAATCTTCTTCAGCGAAGTTATGAACGACGAAGAAGCTGGCACGAAAGCTGGCATCGATACCACGCTCATCAATTATTGGAAAGAGCCTACCAACGGGGAAGTACTGGATCCTGAAGGCGGCTTCATTCTCATCGACCCTGCTGTTGGTAAAAAGAAGAACGATCAGATTTCCATTGGCTGCCATCTTATCTTTAGCGGGCGTCCTGTGTACTGGGATCTGGAACTTGGTGCTTTCGATCCAGAGACACAGATTCGTAAGTGCTTCGAAATGGCAATCAAATATGGCGTGATGGCAGTGCTCGTGGAATCAGTTGCCTACCAAGCTACGCTAGCATTCTGGATGAATAAGTATAAGGTGCAGTACGGCTTGCATGGGCTGAAGATTCTGGAAATCTATCCAGGCATTGCAGCTAAGACCAGCCGCATCATCACCTGGCTCAAGCAGCTGGTAGCTCCAAGCCAGCCCTGCTACTTGCACTCACGAGTGAAGGCACGAGTTGTGTACCAGATTGTTCACTACAATCCAGCGAAGATGAAGAACGTAGACGATGCGCTGGATCAGGGTGCTTACGAGTTCCCGGCAATAGCTCAATTTGGCGCCGCACTCACGCGTCCATTTGAAGCGCAAGATACCGTAAAAGCTGCCTTCGCTGACGAACTTGAAACATCTTTTTGAAAGCAAACCATGGTAACTCAAACTCCGACCAAAGTCTCCACGCTCACACGCAAAGCCAGCAATCGCAGCGGTGACAATGCTCCTCCTATCAGTCTGGAATCGCAGCGCTCGCTGATTCAGTACGCTGACAGCTGCTTCTACTTCATGAACAATAACTACAACATGCGGCATCGCATGCAGGAGATTGATCGCCAGTACCAGCGGGAGATGGACTACACAGCTACGCACCAGCGTGCGATAGCAGCCAACAAGGCAGGCAAAAGCACTGCTATGCAGAACGTCACCATTCCAGTGGTGATGCCTCAAGTGGAATCTGCGCTCACGGAACTCAGCAACATTTTCCTCACCAGCTACCCTATGTTCCCTGTGTTCAGCAAGCCTGAAATGCAGGATGCTGCCATGATGATGGAAACTACCATCGGCGAACAAGGTGTGAAGTTTGGTTGGGCGGCGGAACTGCTGCAATGCTTGCGCGACGGCCTCAAGTACAACATCATGGCAGCGGAGGTAGTTTGGGAAGACAAGCGCGTATGGAGCGTCGGCAACGATGCCACGCAGTCGGTGAAGCACGGGGTTGCTACCGAGTCTATCTACAGCGGCAATGCTATCAAGCGCATTGATCCCTACAACATCATCATTGACAGCCGCGTGTTGCCATGGGAAGTTCACACCAAGGGTGAGTTCGTCGGCAAGACGGAGATGATTTCTCGCATTGCCCTGAAGCAGGAACTCAGCGAGATGGATCCTACCAAGACTATGAATGCAAAGGAAGCATTCGAGAGCGGTCTAGGATCGTTTAGTACCAGCGCGATGGGTAACGAGTTCTTCATTCCGCAGATCAACCCGAACGCGCTGATTGATCACAACAACATTGGCTACGGGCAATCCATGAATTGGCTTGCTTGGGGCGGCTTCGAGAAAGCTGGGGGTATCCGCTACAGCGATATCTATGAGAAGACTACGCTGTACTGCAAGATCCTGCCAGCGGAGCATCGCATCCACGGACGTGCAGGGAATACACCGCAAATCTACAAGCTCATCATCATCAACCGGAAGGTAATCATCTTCTGCGAGCGCCAGAGCAATGCGCACAACATGCTGCCAATCATCGTGGCGCAGGCACTGGAAGATGGTACCGGCTGGCAAGCCAAGAGCTTCGCGGACAATGCAGTTCCGTACCAGCAGCTTGCTACTGCACTCTGGAATTCCGGGCTGGAGTCGCAGCGTCGCAAGGTATTCGACCGTATCTTCTACGATCCGTCGCGTATCAACAAAGCGGACATTGATAACACCAGTACGGTGGCTCGAATTCCCATCAAGAACGAAGCGTACGGAAAGCCAGTGCAGGAAGCTGTCTACGCATTCCCGTACCGTGACGAGAACGTTCCACAGATTTTCAATGCGGCAGAGCAAGTGATCCAGATGGCAGATATTGCCAACGGCCAGAATCGTGTGCAGCGTGGACAGTTCCAGAAGGGCAACAAGACACGGCAGGAATTCGATACTGTCATGGACAAGAGCGTTGCTCGCCCGCACATGATTGCACTGGTTATCGAGAATCGCTTCTTTACGCCATTGAAGGACATCCTCAAATTCAACACACTGCAGTTCCAGCCGCCAACTACTGGCTACAACCGCAACGAGAAGATGGATGTCAAAATTGATCCAGTTCTGTTGCGCGAGCAAGCCATGGAATTCAAGGTTGCTGACGGCTTGATGCCAACGTCGGAATACATGAATACGGAGTTGTTCCAAACGATTCTGCAAATCGTTGCTACCTATCCGCTGATCCTGCAGCAGTGGGATATCATCGGCATGATTTTCTACTGGCTGAAACTGGAAGGAGCTACATGGATCAATGATTTCAAACTCGCCGGTGCTGGTACCGCGCCGCCAATGCAGCAACCTGGAGCTGCCCCCGGGACTCCTGCTTCCGCAGCCCCCGTACCTGCCTAAACTATAACATCCCTCCGAACCTACCATGAAACTCTACAAGCTTACCGCAGAACAAGAACAAGTATTTGCAGAGCGTATGCGCCAAGTTGGCTCCAACCTTCTGCAGGTTACCTTCGCAGATCCTGAAAAGGATCAAGCAGCAATTCGCTACCATGCCTCGCAAATGGGCAAGTTCGAATTACTGAAAGAAATTCTGGAAGACAACTTCCCGGATCCGGAAGCTCCAACTTCTGGTGAGACTGACTTCAACGGCTAACAAAGCCACTTGCAACTTCAACCTAGGAATTCATCATGAGCTTCAACCTTGGCTCCGTCATCGGCAACATCTTCCGTCCGGTCGTTGCTACGCAACCAACCGTTGTTATCCAGCAAGCTGCGCCAGCGCCTGCTAAGCCTGCAGACGAGGCTAACGGTCTGGATAAGATGGCAGAATTGTTTAAAGTAGACCCTGCTAAGCAGCCGACCGCAGACCCGTTGGCAGGACCACTTCTCAAAACCGATCCTGCTGCTATCGCTGCCGCTGCTGCCAAGATGGACTTCGCAGGCCACATCGATCCGGAACTGCTGAAGAAAGCAATGTCAGGTGATGACCCTGCAGCCTTCGTGCAAGTTCTGAACATGACAGCACAACGTGGGCTCGCGGCTTCTGCAAATTTGAGTGCTGCAACAATCGAGCAGGCCACTGCTCTCAACAACCAGCGCATTGTTAACGCGCTACCTGGCAAAGTGCAGGACATTCAGCTTCGCGAGGTGCAAGCGGAGAATCCTGCTCTCAACCACGCTGCTGCACAGCCGATGATGAATCTGTTGCGCAAGCAAGTTCAAATGAACAACCCCGGTTTGTCCGCCCAGGAAATCAACCGTCAAGCAGAAGCTGCAATGATGGGCTTTGCCTCTCAGGTTACTGGCAACCCGAACGATGACGCAGGAATGCGTCCCTTCGGAGCTGCCAGCAGCATGAACGGCAATGGCAATCCTGGTGGTACGAACTGGGACAAGTGGGCTGGGTTGGAAGCCTGATCTCTTTTCTTCTTTTCTTTTCTTCACGGGTGCAACGCACCTACTTCGGAGGCTACTATGGCTGTTGGAACTTTCAATACTTCGCTCCTGACTCAGGATCTGGCGAAGAAATCATTCTCCTCGCTGATCACGCGCTTGATGCCCAACGGGCAAGCACCGATCTACGGTATCACGTCGATGCTGAAGGAAGAAACCGCGTACCAGTACGAGCACGGTTACTTCTCCAAGACGATGGTGTTTCCTTCGGTCACGATTGGTGGCGGCGGCCAGCTCATTGGCGACACTACCTTCACTGTTGTCAGCACCGCGGATATCCTTCCTGGCATGGTGCTGCGTGTTGACACCACGGGCGAGAACGTGCTGGTGCTGACGGTGCCCAGCGGTACCACGATGACTGTGCGTCGTGCCTTTGGTACGGTTGCAGCAGTTGCCATCGCTGGAGCTGTGAAGCTGTGGATGGTTGGCAACGCGTACGAGGAATCGTCGGTGCGTCCGTCGTCGCTGCTGATCCTGGCAGCTCGCGTCACGAACTACACGCAGATCTTCCGCAACACCTGGGCGGTTTCTGGCACCACTGCTGCTACTGCCGTGATTGCTGGCGGCACGCCCGATGCGGAATCCAAGCTCGACTGCGCTGCGTTCCACGCGGTGGATATTGAAAAGGCGCTGATCTACGGCCAGAAGTACCAAGGTACGCTCAACAACCAACCAATCCACACGATGGACGGCCTGTTGAACATCCTTGCTACCAGCGCTGCCGGCAACATCGGTGCCGCTACGGCCAGTACCAACTGGACGCTGCTGGAATCGCTGCTGGATCCTGCGTTCAACCAGACCACCGATCCCAAGAACCCCAACATGCGCATGCTGGTTGTGGGCGGTATCGCACGGCGCGTGATTCACACCATCTGCCGTCTGAACTCCACCTACTACATCCAGGGGCAAGTGTCGGAGTGGGGTCTGCAGTTCGATACCATCAAGACGCCGCGCGGTGTGTTCAACATCGTGGAGCATCCGCTGTTCAATGCTTATGGCGCTTCCAGCACCTGGGCAAAGATGGCGATCGGTATCGATCTCACTACCTTCGGTCTTGCTTACATGCAAGGTCGCAAGACGCACAATGCTGAATTCAACGGTCAGGGCCAACCTGCTGTTGACAACGGCATCGACGCCAAGGGTGGTACGCTGACGACCGAACTCACCTGCCTGGTGAAGAATCCTGCTGCCAACATCCAGATCACCGGCTTCACCGCTGGCGCTGTGGGCTAAGCAGCTAGGTACGTGCGACGCTGCGCTGCTACTGGCTTTCTAGGCTGGTAGCAGCGCTTTTTCGCAACTTGCTCCTGAAATCAAAACCAACCTCAAGGACCTACCATGACTTCCGATGAAATCCGCGCTGCCGCTGCGGCTGCTCTTGCCAAGACTGCCGTGCCGGCTACTGCTTCCAGCGAAGCAGAACTCGTGGCTGCTGATGCTGCTCTCGCCAGCGCTGCTGCTGAAGCTGCCAATCCCAGCGACGCCATCACGCTGCCGGAAGGTGCCGCACCTACCAGTGCTGCAGCTGTCGCAGCCATCACAGGCAACAACCCGCAAGTGGAATTGCTGCAGAATCAGCTGGCGTTGGCACTGCAGAAGATCGCAGAGCTGAGCGCATTGGTGCCGAAGCCTGTGGACCCTGCTGCGCCTGTGCTGCCGAAGATCTACTTCAGCGTCACGCCGTTCATCAACGTTCCGATCATGCGTGCTCCGGGGCATTGCACCAACGTCACGTTCGTTGCTGGCATTTTGGAAACCTCCGATCCTGTCGTGCAAGCAGTGCTCGAAGCT